AAGCTGCGCCATCGCTAACTGGAAGTGTGTTTGGGGAACCTGTCGATCCCGTGGCGCTTAACGTTACGGAAACTTGTCCGTCAAGAGAAGTGTCCAACAACTCAAAGTTTGTGTTCGTTGTATTGCCCCATGTACCAGACTGTTCACCTGTGCCAATGAGTTCGATACCGTTGTTTAATGTGTATGTACTAGGCATTTTTATATCCTTACGCTGCTATCCGCGTCCAATTAGCGTCTTGAGAGGGTGTTTCCTCCGACCACGCAGGCGATTGACTTGGTGTTTCTTCACTATACCCCGGATTTTGATTTGGAACAATACGTCCCCACACTAAAGGTGTTCCGACAACACCCGTTGCGGCTATTCCTGTGACAGATACACCTGCTTTAGCAACGGCTGTGACTGCTCCAACAGAACCTGTTCCTGAAACTCCAGTGGCGCTTACTGTAATTCCCAACTCTACTGTAACACCGCCAACGGCACCCGTTCCCGCAAGACCTGTAACAGGTACGTTCGCTATTCCTGTAACTGTTGCGGTGCCTACGCCTCCCGTTGCTGCAACGCCGGTAACCGAGACATCGGCGGCGGCAGAGGCTGTAACAGTGCCTACTGACCCCGTTCCCGCAAGCCCAGTAACCGAAACATCGGCGGCGGCGGCTACTGTTGCGGAACCTACTGCTCCTGTCGCAGCAACACCAGCCGGAGAGACATTAGCCTTTGCAACGACTGTAGTAGTACCAACGGAGCCAGTTGCGGCTAACCCTGTAGCAGGTACAAGGGCTGAACCATCGGTAGTAGCCAACCCCACTTGTCCAGTGGCTGATACGCCAGTCGTTGTAACATTTGCTAGTGCTGTAATAGTTACAGAGCCAACAGAGCCTGTAGCCGCAACTCCATCAACTGAGACTCTAAGAACAGGAGTTCCCCACGAGCCATCATTCCAAGTGGACCTACCCCATCCTGAGAATAGAGTTGAAGAAGCCATTTTTAGCTCTTACGCGATACGAATTATGGCGTTACTTGCGTCAGCCGTTGGAAATACAACTGTAAAATCACCTGCGGTAGATGTTTTATCGCCACCAAAATCTAATACAATAACCGAGGGGTCACCGGATGCACTGTCGTTAAAGATCAACGCGCCACGAGCCGTAATCGTTGCTGTACTAAACGTAAGATCCGAGAAGTCCGTAAGTGCTGTTGTACCACTTGTTGTTGGATCAACACGAGTAAGAGCCGCACCTTTTGCAGTGTATCCCGTGCCCGACACTTCGTTTGAGCTAGTGTATGCTGTAGTCGCAGCAGTAAAAGAGGCACTGTTTGTATAGAGCGCGAGATTAAAGGTGCTACCACCTGAGTTTTTAAAGTTGTGAACAGCCTCAAGAAGTTCTTTCTTAAAGCTGGTGCACATGAAGTTTCCTGAAAAGGCCATGTCACATTCTCCTTATAAGTTCAGCGAGGTCAGGGTGCCCCGCATCTTTGATTGCATTATATACAGTAGTTCGATCACTTTTAACAGCTTCGCGTAAGTAGAACTCAATAATTTTTGTGATATTGCGCTTATAAGCCAACGCTTGGTCACGAATCGCAGGAGGGGCGGAATCTCCCACAAAGACTATTTTATCCGCGCATCGTTGTGCGACTTCTTCAGGAGTAAACCCACGATTATGTGTGGTTTTTACAGCTACTTTGAAATCTTCATCTAAATCTATATTTAAAGCGGGTATCATGTTTTCTCCCTAAGAATAAGGCCCGTGCGATAAGCATCAGTAACCTCTTGCGATTCTCCGAAGTTTTTAACGCGGGAAAGAGCTTCAGTGAACCTTTGAGTGTAATTTTGTATTAAATCAGTTTCTCCCTTCATAAAGGTGTAAGCCTCTATGAGTGATCCGTACAACATTGCAACAGAAGCATTGCTACTTAACCATGTTGTCCCATCATCAGCCCCAGCAGTTAAGCTTTGAGGACGATAAAAATAATGAAGCTCTACAGGATATGCTGAGTCTGGGGTGGGGCCTAGTATAAAATTATCAACGTCAAACTGCGCGTAATAACGAGGTGCGCCAGTCGTGGAATTGTTTGGATTAAAAGACTGAACAAAATTTACGTCTTTAAATAACACAAATTCTTTATTGCTTCCACTTGTGAAAGAAAGGCTAAAAGGAGCCAGATAATCACTAGGCAAAGCAAGATATTGATTGCTCGCAGCGAGGCTCCCAGTTTGATTCTTCCTAAATACTTCTAACTGAGCCGTTTTTAATATACGCTCTTCAGTATTTTTAATGAAAACATCAAGACTGTTTACGAAAGTCGTCTCTGTGTTCTCAGTGTAATCTTGAATAGCTGTCTTTAATTCTGCATATGTAAAGCTCATGGTGTGTTCGCTTGGCCTCCCATACCTGAATGGTTGGTGCAATAGTAATACAACGTTGGCGCACCTGACGCCACTGTTATTTGTGTATAAGCGCTTGCACTTCCGGGTGTGCCGCTAGTAGTAACCCCCGTGGTGTACTCTGAACCCCCACCATGACTTCCATTAGCGGTAGTGCTAAATCTTAAAGGATGTGAACTATTGCTCGAATCGCTTTGGTCAAAGCGGTAAGAGTTTCCTTCATTTAAAGTAAGAGTAGGAGAAACAGAACCGCCAATGTAGTATTTATTACCCGTTCCGTAGCTGTTTGTTCCAGATGCAACTGTGACTGTATATGTAGTGTATCCTGCGGTTGTTACGGTTACAGAACCTATGGCACTCGTACCTGAAACCCCCGTTACAGAAAAGCTAACATCTTTTACAGAAACCGTACCAACGCCACCCGTTGCACTTACACCTGTTGGTGTAGCATTAGCGCCGCCCGTAGTACCTATAACGGAAACAACCCCAATTTTACCAAACCCTGTAGCGGAGCGAAGATTAGGGTTTTCCACTAAAGGGACCCCGACATATACATCCATCGGTTCTACTCGGTCCGGGCGAGCATTTTGTAAGGCTTCGGGGTCCACAACCTTGCGAAAAGGACCTAGTTGAGGTTGTTTTGGTTCAAACTCATCCGGCCCGACAAGCAATCCGTTCCATTCCTTACGCATAAGTCTGTACCGATACCGTTGCCCAGATCGATCAGATATAGCGTATGAATTTTTACCGGATGCGAATTTGGACATTATCCCACCCTGTAATATTCATATTTCGGCACAACGTTGAAAGATGATCTGTCACGATCTTCTGTGGCAGCACGATCAAACTCTTCTTCGTAAACAGTTTTAAGCATCTGTATGCGGTTTGGGGCGCGTTTTAAGGCAATATAGTAAGCCAAACCCGCCGCCAAGCAGGGGTAAAACCGAAAGGGCATGTCCATTGTATTTGTATAGATGTCCGCATCATCCATGCGAGTAAGCGCATCGTAATAAACAATATCCGTATTATTGTTTGGAACAGGCCAGAGTTTTAAAACGGGCGTTATCTGTCGATCTAAAAAGAACTGATTAACGCGCCCTTGCGTTGTTTTGTTGGGGATTGTTAAAAACCCGTCTCGGCTTAGACGTTCAAGAGAATAGTCCGTTCCGTCACGTTTGACCACAACAGACAAGATATCAATAACATCCTTACCTAGATCGTAGTCCCCGTCGCCCACGACCATTGTTACCGTGCGCTGCTTAATAGTCCACTGGTTCAATCCCCGGTTAGCCCAGTCGGCAAGCATAAGATTTAACGACCTTTTAGCCGTTTTAAGATCGTAACCGGTACGAACCTCTAATCCGCAACGCTCAAACGCTTCTTCAACGTAGTCCGCTACATCTAATTCAAAGTCTTTGCTTCCCGAAAGGGTCATTTACTTCTTCCTAACTGCACCACCGCCGCGCATTTTCTTAACCATGCCGCCACTACGCATTTTCTTAACCATGCCGCCTTTGCGCATTTTCTTAACCATGCCGCCACTACGCATTTTCTTCATCTTACGAGGTTTCATCGCCATTTTTCAGTCTCCTATAAAGTTTTTTACGTTTAGCATATATTTCGAGCGCATTATACTCGGGGTCATAAATACCATAATACCCCTTTTTGTCCAACTTGTCTGCCGATTCCTGTAGTTTTGACAGTCTCTGAACAAAAATCATGGCATATGGAGTTTCTGTCTCCGCCTCAAACTCAACGTCTTCCACGAAATCATTGAGGTCGTCGTCCGGATGAAAACCCATTAGCCAAATGTCTTTATCAATAAAAGCACCGGTAGCAATGAAGTCATTTAAATCGTCTAAGTAATCATGGAAAGCCTCTGGGGGTTTGTCGTTAACCAAATCCACTAATATAGCCAAATCAAACTTATCGTCATATCGGGACACGCAAGAATACAAAGATTGGTAACTTTCTTCGTGTTTGAAAACAATAGCCACCTTTTCATCGGCCCACGCTTGTCGAGCATAGGGGCAAGGCGGAACACCATTAAAATGCGGGCTTGGAACCTCCAAAACTTCTTTTGACCAACGTATTATCTCTGTTTTTATTGATTTTTCTAAAGTTGCCGTCATGATTGTGTCACCGAACCGCTAGTTCTTTTTCGTCTTTCACTCATGATTGCACCACAACCCCGAGCAACGGCAGTTCCCGGTACAGATTTTCCCTTAAACTTGCGCTTGGGTTTTGTAACTTCGCCCCCCAAACCCATTCGAGTCACCTTCGCAGCTTTAGTGTTCGAAACAACTTGCTTGCCTTTAGAGCCTGCTTTCTTCTTCTTACGCGCTGTTGCAGCCCGCTCAGACTTACTAAGACTTTGAGCTTTAGCGCGAGGTAAGCACCGATCAGGGTTCTTTTTATTTTTAGAAGTACCGCATTTGCCCGCGATATTACCTTGGCTATCAATCCTAACCCAATCTTCATCTACCCAATCCTTTAAATCGCCCATTACTTACCCTTTCTCTTTCCGCCCTTAGACTTTTTGGCGTAATTCGGGTCTTTGCAGTATTTAGAAGCGGCAAGATTCGCATATGCGGAAGGATAAGTGTCAAAAGTGCGTTGAGCCCAAGCTTTACCCTCGGGACATATTTTACTGCCTTTACTTTTAGACGATGCTTTTTTTGACTTCCTTGAATAAGCCATGTGTTTACCCCATCAATTTACCAACAAACGGTGCAATTAAAATTAAAACGGCCAAACCCCAAAGCTTTAGGTCAAACGCTTTTAAAGCACCTTTATTTTCAGACAGTTTTTCCTCAATGCGTTGGTATCGCAAGTTACACTCTGCTTCGTGTTTCTCTAATTTACCCAACACCTCAAGTATTTTCATTTGTTCATTACCACGCTTTACACGACCAGTAACGGGCGCTGAATTTGTCTTTTGCTGTTTCACAGGAATGTCTTGCTCTGAAACTTTTTCGGTTTTTTGGTTGGTCTTTTTTGATAGCCATCTTAGGATCTCCAAACCGTACCAGTTTGATTTCAGACCCCTTCTTAGCAAGAACGGCACTTTTTTTGGATTTGCCGGGAGTTCGTTTTGGCTTGTTAAATCCGGCAAAGGTTTCGCCCCTATATTTTATTCGACCCGACGGGGTTCTGGTTACATCTTTAGTAGTCGCCATTCCAAACCTCAGTTATAAAACACCGTTGCATTCGTGACGTTTGTCAGAACAGCGAAGCACCCATCAGGGAAAAGCATCCCCTCATCCGGCACGTAAACGTTATCATCCGTATTGTTAGCAAAAGCTAACGTTAGAAAAGTAGTTCCACTAGCACTAGAACCATTTTTCAAAACCAACGTGGGACTAGACCCACATTGATAATGAATAGCTTTTACACGAGCCCGACCAGCAAACACGGCTCCTGACGCGGTTAAGTAGGTTGCTTTTACATCAGATGCCATTTTTTTACCTCTCTAACTATGGAAAACCGTCACAGACGTACACGCGGTAAAGACCGAAACATAAATGTCGCTAACTCTAATTCCTTCGTCAGGAATGTTTACAGAGTGTGTGTCCGAGGCGTCTAAATCCATGTCCAACACTGTTGCGCCACCATTACCGTTGGTAAAAGTGATGCGTGGTGAACCCGACGTTGTTTTTATTTGAACCTGACGAATACGCGCAGGACCAACACCGGCAGAACCGGTGGCAGTCAAACGGATCGCTCTTACATCAGAACCAGCCATACAAACCTCCTATTAAGCGAGGTTGTTGTTTTGAGCATACAAAATAGTAACGCGAACTTCACCAGCAGTAGTTGCAGCAGAGGCCGTTACAGTCAAACGGATGTCTGCTGTTCCGGTGTCTTCCCATGCTAACGCGCCGCCAGCTTGAGTAGTCGGGTATTTACGACCCGCAGTCGTGCCAATGGCATAGGTGTTAACTAAGGATGTTGCACCGCCAACGGTATCTCCAACACTTAGGTTAGTTGCATCACTAGAAGCTGTAATAACGTCAATCACGCAGTCAATAATCTGAGAGTTTGCAGGAATAACAACGTCTGTTACAGACGCAGCTAATGCACCACCCGATAAATCTGCCGCAAATGTCTGAGACATTACTACTTGGCCAGTGTTTTTGATGTTTGTACCGAGGGACGTACCCGTGGTTACTTTGATGGTTCCGGCCTTAATCGGTCCAGAAAAAGTTGTAGTACCCATATTGTTTCTCCTGTCTTGGGTTAAGTCAGACGCACTATGCGGCTGTCAGGGATACAGTAAGAATACAGTAAGAATACAGAAAAAGAAAGGGGCCTCTTTCGAGGCCCCTCCTTGCAGTACAGAATGAGGTTCTGTTCTTATGCTGCGCCGGGTGTACCGTACACGCTACGCCAATCGGATACACCGAAAGAATAACGCTCACGCGCTTTAAAGCGCATGTTGCCCGTATCAAAGTCCCCTTCCATTGCCGTTTTAATTGGCGAACGGTTGAAGTATTTGAAGCCGTTAGGCGCATCAGTTTTGATGAAGAATGCGTCTGAGTCTGTCAGGAAGTGGTTAACCACGGCTCCGTCTGGAATCATACCCATGTTTTTCATCGCATTGTTGTCGTTGTCGGCAGTGCCGGAACGTAGATTGGAGTTCAGTACCCGCTCTGCAATGAATTGCAGTTCTTTTGGGATAATCAACTTCATGCCACGAACAGCGATTTTTAGACCACGCTCATCAGTCAAACCAGCAATGTCGATCAACATCTGCTCCAACGAAGTTTCGTTGAGGTCGGCAGCAACTGCCAAGACGTTAGTCTGGTTACCAGAAAGTGATGGGTGAGACGCTGAACAAAGTGCTGCACCGTCGCCAATCGCAGAAGCACCCGCCGTGAACGCATTGTTCAGGATAGCAGCTGCTTTGATTTGCTTTGTCTGAGCCATAGAACGGGCCAGAGCTTTAGTGTAGCGCGATGCCAGACGATCATAGAGGTTATCTTCGATAGCCTCCTCAGTGATCGAAAACGCCAACGCAATGGTTTCGTGAGTGTAACGAGCGGTATATGTCTCCTGCGCATCGTCATAAGTAAGGGAACCGCCCTCACTTTTAACAGGTGCTGTGGAGAAACCACCGAGCATAACTTCCTCTTCGAATGCTCGGTCTGAGCTTTCTTCTTCGAAGATTTCACCATGCTCGTTTTCGTAACGATTGTATTCAAGGCCGAACAAGGCGTTAAGGCCGGGTTCTAGCTCTTTCGCTAATTGTGCGCGAGAAATAGCCATTAATTAAGCCCTCCTTATAAGCCCGTTGATGTCGCAGTAGTCTGCGAATCAAAACGGCTGGTTGGTGCATTATAATGAGCGTTTAGACGGACAATTAGCGGGATACCAGCGGCTGCATAGTCACTGTTTCCTGCGTCATCCATGATGCCCACAATACGCAACGGCAAAGTAGCTGTTACAGCGATTGTGGAAACGCCCAAAGCGGAATTGGAACTACCAGTGTCGGTAGAACCGGTGCGGGCAGATGTACCCAACGACGCGTTTGCAAATACATGCGCGAGAGCCGTTGCACGGTTAGTTAAAGTCGCATCAGACGCCACCTTAAACAATTGATTTGGGTTGTCTGCTACAAACGCCTTTACAGGGTGGTTTGTATCAACGCTTACTGAACCGGAACCGGGCCAGTAATTAATGAAGACCGGTTTCTTTGAAACTGAGTCCACATATTCTACGCCCATCAGGACCCCTAATGCTTGCGTAGTACCACCATTAGTAGCACCAGCTTGATCAATAACACCCGCAGACGTAGGGACGCAGATAGAATATTGAAAGATAGCATTAGTGTTGTTGGAAGCGATTTCATACTGGGTTACACCAGTAGTATTAGCCGCAGCGCCAACTAGCCCGATAGGACGAAGACCATAGGCAGTATTAGAATTTGCCATAAGATTTCACTCCTATTGAGGTAGCCCTATTTCTTGGGGCCACCGAAGGTTACACGAGATTGACGATCAGGTTTACTGATTGTCATGGTTGAATGTGCATTCTCACGCATCATATCGTGATCCACAGCTTGCATTTGATCCATATTTCGCTTGTTGAAATAGTCAGTTCGTTCTGCAATTGTTTCGTCCGGAATCCGAGCGAGAAGCAATCCGCCAACTCCAAACACACCTTCATGTTTACCTGATTCGACAACGGGGGACTCAAAGTCGGGGTATTCATCCTTACGAACAAGTTCCCAACCTTCCCTCATTTTAGCACTAATGTTTTTCGTATCATCAAAGCCACGCGTTTCGGCGCGTATCCAACGATGCTTAAAGCCATCAGGGGCAGGTGGTGCGTCTAGCATAGACGGTGGGGCCCACGGCTTACGAACAGCCTGTTTGTCCCGGGTTTGGTTAGCGCGAGAAGTACGGTTAATTGCCGAGCCACCATTTTGGTTGTTTTGGTCAGTCATTTTCTTACTCCTTCACGTATTTCGCATATTCTTCTAGCGGCACACCCAATTTTTTCGCTATTGCGACTTGGCTCGGGGTGAGACGAACCTTTCTCCCAGTGCGCCCAGATGGTGTTCTTGATGCGCCAACAACCGTTTGAGCGGGACGTTTGTTTGCGGTATTTCCGGCATTTACGAACTTACTCGAAATGCGCCGGTCAAGTTCATTATAGTAGTCATCGCTCGTCGGGTCAAACCCTTCGTCTTCAACGAGCTTTTTATGTATACCAAACGCAGCGTAGGTCATGGCCTCATCTTGACCAAACCAGCTATTTTTCATGGCCCAAGTCTCCGCTTTGGGGTCTGGGCGCTTTGGCGCTTGGGCAGGCATGGGTTGTTGTGCCTGATGCTGTGCGGCCGCCTGTTGTTGTTGATAGGCCCGCTCTTGTTGCGCTTTAGCTTGACTTGCACGATCCTGTTGTATGGCTAATTTTGTAAGGTTACGTTGAGCCTCAACAAGCGCCTTGCTGTCACCTATTTCACTTGCACGTGCAAGCTCGTTCTCAGCTTGTTCCATTTGAGTGTTAACGCGGTTGGTATATTCGTTAACATAATTCGTGTCCATGCTGGAAATGCGCTGCTTTAGGCCGTGAGCCTCCGTTTGAACGGCTTGAGCGTATTTTATTGCTTCTTGCTCGCGGCGCTCGGCTTCACGCATTTTCTTTGTTAAGCGGTCAATCCGTTTTTGAGTGGACGTTTCAGCTTTCGCAAACTGATCCTCAGAGGACTTATCCTCAGAAGCTTCATTAACCACCTCAACTTCGGTTTCTTCGTTTGCACCAACGTCTAACTCGACTTGGTTTTCATCATTATCAGCCATATTTTACCTCATTTATAAATGCTGGATATCTTCAGGGTCCAAAATAGTCGCAAGTACCTCATCGTCGTTGAGTATGCGAACCTCTCCTCCATCAATCTGAAGGCGCGAACCAGCATAACGGGCAAATAGAACCCATTGCTTTTCCGCACACCACGGACCATCCGGAAACTTTTCACGGTCTTTGTACGCAAGAGGTCCGACCTTTAGGACATAGCCGACCTGCGTGGATATTTGACTCTTCTCTTGAACCTCGTTGGGTATAAAAATACCACCTGCCGTTTTTGCCTTTCCTTGGTAAGGCAGCAGTAGAATACGCCACCCAGTCGGATCAGGCATTCGCTCCAGAAGACTTGCGTCTAAGGCGTCTGGGTTTAAACGGGGGTTTTCAATATAAGCATCGGCAAGGCTAGGCTTTTCCTTGTCCTTGGAAGTTTGCGATATCGCGGCCACACCTTTGGCAGCGGCAGACAAATCAATTTTAGCTGACTGTTCAGTCATTGGATTGCTCCTGTTTATCTAGCAGGCCCTTGAGTTCCTGTTCCACGTGATTTAGGCATTCCATGTTACCCATAAGCTCACGATATTGCTCCATTGACTTGACGTTTCCATAAATCATCAAATCCGTAACCCCTTGCCGTCTTTCTCTCAAGATACGAAAGACCGCCTCGGCCACATAAATCTCATCCATTCCCACCTCGCATATTATCGAACATTGTTCGATATAATCCTAGCACAGCTTATATGAGATATGCTAGGACTATCTGTAAACTTATGCGATTTATGTATGAGGTCAGACTATAAGTTCAAAATGAGGTCCGTCTATAAACGGTCTTCGGCCCTGAGAGCGTCTTTCGTCTACGTAGCAGTTCATCGCCTCTTCCATGGTGCCCCTCCAGTCTCGTATGTCCCCTATCGACCAAGCTGCCCCCCATTTTACCGCAACACCGCAGTCTTGCGCGGCTTTCTTCATGGCGTCTGCAATTTCGTCGTAAAGGTTTAACTCCCAGCGCCCAGACGGCGAAGCATCTGCATCATAGGCCATAAGGTCAACTGCCAGACCCTCAAGGTGTTTAGACTTCATTGTCTGTGACGCACCCTTGGCAACGAGTTTGCGCTGTTCTTCGATGGTTCTCATGCCGCATATTACGCTAAAGTCTTGAGAAGATTGACCTATCGCGCTGCGGACTACCGCTTGCATACGCTCGTCCACGCCCTCAAGCTTTGAGATGCTTCTGTTTCCTAACTTATAACCCATTTCTTTTTCCTTTACTTTATGCCAGCCATGTAGAGTTTAACTTCAATCTCTTTCAGCCTAATTTCCATTGCTCTGACTCGGGCAATAGCATCAGCCACTTCCGGCGGCGGTTCAAAATCGTCAATCCAGTCATCGTTTTCCTCAACCTCAATAGCCAACATCTCTAGGTTATGCTCTAAAAAACTTAACCGCTCACTAACCCCAAAATAGGCCCAGACACTTACCGCTGTAGCAGC